TGAGGTCGCCATCGGTGACCACCACGTAGCCCTGGCGCGCCCAGCCTGCCAGGTGGGCGTTGCCGCTTTCCTGAATGGCGAGGTCGTTCAAGTACAGACGTGTGCACACGCGCCACTTGTCGGCGGCTTCGTCGTGCCAGGCCAGGGAGAGCGCGGCAAAGTCCTTTTTTTGCGCGAGGTCGAGGCCCATGTAGACCTTGGCCCCGTCGGGGATGGTGTCGATGTGCGCTGCCTTGGCGCCGCAGCGCTCCCAGGCCCGCATGTCCATCCAGGGGCTTTCGCCGCTGACCCACACGTTCAGGCGCTTGGTCAGGAAGTTGCTGAGGGCGCTGGGCATGGCCTGCGCCTTGCTGGCCTGGGCCATCAGTTCGTCGAGCTGGACCGACTTGCCCAGGTTGGGGTTGGCCTTGATCCACACGGCGGGGTCGAAGTGGTCGTCGCCTTCGTCCAGCGTGTAGATGATGCCGAACACGCGTTCGTCCTGCACCACGCGGTCTAGTATCTTGGTGACGTGCGTGCGGCGCTCGTAGCAAATGCCGCTGCGGTCGGTACCTGCGGTGGTAATGGTCCACAGCAGCGACTGCTCGCGGGCGCCACGGGCGCTGTCGATCACGTCATACACCGCACGGGTCTTGTGCGCGTGCAGCTCATCGAGCAGGGCAAAGTGCACGTTCAGGCCGTCGAGCGTGCTGCCTTCGGCTGCCAGCGGTGCGGCCTTGCTGCTGGTGTGGGCCACAGTAAGGCTGTGCTGCATGATGGCCACGCCCAGGTGGGTGCGCAGGCCGGGTGAGCGCTCGGCCATGGCCTTGGCGTCATCGAACACGATGCGCGCCTGGTCACGGGTGGTGGCGGCGGTGTAGCACTCTGCGCCATGTTCACTGTCTGCGGCCAGCATGTACAGCAGCAGGGCCGAGCCCTTGGCGCTTTTGCCGTTTTTGCGGGCCTCTTCCTCGTACGCTTCCAGGAAGCGGCGCAGGCGGGTTTCGTGGTGCACCCAGCCAAAGACGGTGGTGAGGATGAAGCACTGCCAGGGCTCCAGCTCCAGCAGGCGCCCTTCGCGGGCCCACTTGCCCTTGATGTGGGGCAGCAGTTCAGCAAAGGCACAGGGGCGCGCTGCCATCTCGGCATCGAACACCCAGGGCCAGTCTTCGCTGCGCTCGCGCAGCAGGTCATCCGCCTGGCGCTGCACAGCGAGGCGGGTCCATTTGCAGGTGGGAATGGCCCCGCTGAGCACATCGCGCATGTACTGCTGCGCGCGCTCAACGTATTCATTCATGGTGCTATCGATTCGGGTTGGTGAACATTGCGAAGCCTTGCGGCTTTGTCTCGGGCTTGGGGTCGATTCCTGGTAGCGTGGGCTGCACGTAGTTGCTGGCCTGCACCCGGCCACGCGCGGCAGGGCTCAGGCCGAAGTGCATCAGGTAGCGGTTGAGCTGCTCGCGGTGCTTGCCGATGAGCTGGACGATCACGCTCTGCTGGGCGTAGCCCGAGGGCGTCACCGCATAGCTGGCCTTGTACACAGCGTCGGCGTAGTCGCTGCCCTCATCCACCAGGCGGGCCACCTGGCCGTTGAATGCCGTCTCCAGCTCGGCCAGCCGCCCGGCTGCCTGGCAGTACAGCGCCAGGGCGGCGCGGTCCAGGCCGCTGATGAGGCCCAGCTCTTCCAGCAGCGGTGTGATGCGTTTCCATTCCTTGCGCGCCTCAGCGCCCAGGTGCTTCGGCGGGCTGGGGATTTCAATGCGGGGGTTCACCCCGGCCGCCAAGTCGAGCGGGCGCTTGCCCGCGTTGCCTTCCAACACCCGCAACGCCACGGGCTTCGGCAGTGGTCCGCGTGTTCCGGTCATTCCTGTATCTCCTATGTCACCCGTCAGGGGAGTACCCCCCCTCCCAAAACCCGCGCACGCAAAAATCTGATTAGCGGTCGGTTTCCGGGGTGTGGGGCTGAAACTTTCGACCTCCCCCTCCCCCTTCGGGCCTGGGCGTGTGGTCAGGGCTCGGTGTACCCGCGCCACGCACGCTGCACACCGCGCTGGCGCTCGGCCTTGCTCTTGGCGTCGTGGCAGTCGTGGCACAAGCCCTGCACGTTGCTGTCATCGTCTGCGCCACCCTCTTCCAGCGACTGGATGTGGTCGCGCTGGGTTGCCAGCTTCACGCGGCCGTGCCGCTTGCACTCGGCGCACAGCGGATCACGAGCGAACAGCTCGGCCCGCAGGCGTTGCAGCTTGCGGCCGGTGATGCGCTTGGGTGCGTCGGGCTTCTTGGCCCACAGTTGCTTGGGGTGCTTCGGGCAGCGGCCCGTGCCATCGCGCACCAGCACCCCGCAGCCGGGATGTGTGCAGGGGCGTGGTGCAGAGATGGGCATATATGGTTGGCACCAGACCCCTGCAGGGCGTGCCTCTACGCTGAAGCCGAGGATGCGCGCAGACTGATGATCTCGCCTCGGTTGATTCGCCTTCATGTGTGACGGCTGCGGGCATTCGGTGCCGAAGCAAAGCGCCAACACGTCCAACCGGCACACATGAAGGCAAAGAAAAACCCCAGCAAGCTCTCGCCTGCCGGGGTTCCGCAGTTGCCAGTGTCATGTGAAGCGGGTGGAGACGCAACACAGACACCGTGCCTGAAATGTATCGGAAAAGTCTATGCCGTAAAACTCCCCCCGCGCGTCTATAGCGGCTTCATCGCTTGGTCGGATGCACGGGCCGCCACGCGCTTGCGCTCTGCCTCTTCGGCCTTCGCCTGCAGCCAGGCATCAATGAAGTGGTCAGCCTGCTCCAGCTGCGCCTTGATGGTGCTCTCGGCCCGCTGCATACGCTGCGCTGTGGCCCGCACGCCCAGGTCTTTCAGGTAGATGCAGTCAATCGTCACAAACAGATGGCCCTTGCCCAGCTTCAGCGCACTCACGGCCTTGTCGGTCTCTGCCGCCTCTTCCTCAAACACCGGGATCGGCACGTTGTTGTAGCTGCCGCGTGACCACACCTCACTGGCCAGCACCGACTTGGTGGCAAAACCACGCCCGCCGCCCGCGCCGCGCGATGACCAGATGGCCCAGTTCTCCAACCGCCGCTGGATGTACTTAATGCGCGCCACTGGCACCCCCCGCGTTCGCTGGTGCTGGCAGCTCACCAAAAATGCAGACGTATGCACAGCCAAAGCAGGCCACAAAGCTGCCCAGCTCGGCCTGGTCCTTTTCGATCACGCCCGCAGGCTGGCCCACCACATGCCCGGCCTCAAAGGCGTAGAAGCAACCAGGCTCACCACCCAGGCCACGGCGCACCAGCGCATACACCGCACTGCCCACCTCTTCAGCCCGGCTCTTGATCAGGGCGTACACCTCGGGCATGCACTGCTTGATGGTCCTGAGCCCGCTTTCAATGCGGTTGATGCGGGCCTGCTCCAGGTACTCAGCACTTGCTTGCCCTGATGCTGCTGTCCAAGTGTCCATACTGTCCATCCTTTTCCATAGAGATCACAGGTGAGAGGGAATGCACCTGCGCGTACGCGCTCGCAGGTGCGCCTGCCTGCGCCTGCCCGCACCGTAAGGCGCGGGGCCCATGCCGCAGGCTCTGGGCAATGCAGCGGCCTCAACTCCAAAAAGTAGGGAATTGGGGTAGCTGGTGGCATCCATGTAAAAACGTGGACACCTTGGACACCTGGACACTCAGGTCATGGGCGCGTGGCAGCCCATCCCCGCCACTGCACCGCACGCAGGGCGCACAGCGCGCCCCTGCTGCACCGTGGCGCGAATCACGCCTCCAACACGGTGTGCAGTGCAGCGCGTTTCAGGCGCTGCGTTGTAGATGCGAGGCATCGCCTCAGAAGGGCTCATCCATGCCCCCTTGTGCATAGAACTGGGCCGCAGGCGTAGCAGGCACCGCCACCTCTGCTGCAGGTGCTAGCGTGGGCTCTTCCCCTTCGGCGGGCTCTTCGCCGCGCTGGTCCAGGCCCGTTACGCGGTCCTTCGGTGGCCACTCAGCCGGGCGGGTGAACCCCCAGGCCCGCACACCGTTCACTTGCCGCTTCACGCGCTCCCAGCCCTCATGCTTCAGCCAAGCCGTGATCTGCCCTTGCAGGCCAGGGGGTGCCTTGGCGGCATCCATCCCCAGCGCCTGCACCAGCTGTGCAATGGTCACAAACGTGGCCTCGCAGTGCACAAAGCCCAGCGGCCCCGTGGCAGCAGCCACCGGCTTGCGCGTCAGCACAGCCAACAGCTCGCTCTCCACAGCCGTCTCCACCAGGCGGCTTTCCTGCATGGGGTGGAACAGGCGCTTTTCTTCGTCGGCCGATGGCGTGTAGCTCGCGCCCTGCAGGTAAAGCTCATACGCCTCAGCCAGCAGCTGCTCGCGGTACTTCGCCACAAACTCGGTGTTGATCTGGTTGCGCACCGGCACCGGCCAAAAGCGGCGGTTCCCTGTGCGGTCGCGCAGGTAGGTGTCCTCGTTCGTGGTGCCCACCAGCACACACTGGCGGGGGAAGGCCTCCACCGTGCTGCCATAGGCCACTCGGTAACGATCCACCTTCGAGCTGATGAACGCCTTGATGGCCCCCACCTCAGCCTTGCTGAAGTGCGTCAACTCGGCAATCTCATACAGCCAGCAGCCCTGCACCTGCTCAGGGCCTTCCTTGCCACGGCCCACCTCAAACGGCGTGTCGCTGTAATACTCTGACCCCGCCAACACCTCCACCAGGGTGGACTTGCGCAGCCCGCCCGATCCTTCCAGCACCGGGCAGTAGTCAAACTTGCAGCCAGGTTCCATCACCCGCCACACCATGCCCATCACCCAGTAACGGCCCACCAGTCCAAGGTACTCGGCCAGGGCCGCAGGCACAGTGGCGGGCGTTTCGCCCAGCGCGTGCATCAGCCAGCGGTCAATGCGGGGCTTCTTGTCCCACACAATGCCGCCCAGCCACTCACGCACGGGGTGGTAGCGCTGCGAGTGCGCCACGGTCTGAATCCCTTCGTCCAGCGATGCCTTATTGATGCTCGGCAGGCCCCAGGTGTCTGTCATCCACTTGCCTAGCAGCAGCGCATCGGCCCCGCGAATCTCGCCCGGCTTGCTGTACGGCCAAGGAAAGGCACGGCGGCACACCACCGTGTTGCGCAGTTCATCGTAGGCCACCACGCCCTGCAGTTCGGGGGCGTTCTCCAGCGCGGCAATCACCGTCTTGCGCGATACGGTCCAGCGCTTCTTTTCCTGGTCGTAATAGGGAGCAAGCCAGCTTGGCACTAGCCGCGAGCCGCACTTCACCAGGTCGGCATCGCCACCGGCATCCTCAGCGCCCAAATCACTGCCCTGGGTGCCAACGGGGGAATCGATTTTTTTGGATTCTGCCGCTGCGGCTGGCTCTACCTGGGGCGTGTCCACCAGGGCCACGGCGCGGGCCAGAAACGCCTGCACCTGCTCATACGTCCAACCGTCTACCTCAATCGCGTCACGCGCATCCCAGCCGTCCACCACCACGCCAGGCTTGGGAATGGGCAACAGTTGCACCGTGCAGCCATGCTCGTCACGCAGCAGGGCACCAATGCCCAGCATTGCCTTCATGCCGGGCTGCTTCTCAACAGCCAGGAAGGGTTGCCGCTTCTCGGCCAACTCCTTCACCGTCTCGCAAACCCTTTGCCGATCGTTATCGGTCACTGGTGGCTGGATCTGGTCCAGCTGCTCTAGCGCCTGGGCCTGCAGTGACTTGAGCACGTCACGGGGCACAGGCTCACGCTTGCTGTCACAGTCAGGCCACGCGATCACCGTGCAGCCCGCAAGCCACGCCCAGTTCGCCTTCTGCCATGCCTTGCTGCCGCCTGGCCAGCTTGCCACGCAGTAAACGCCAGGCGCGCCCGCGTCCAGCAGGGCTTGCAGGCATTCGCCCTTGCGCTCGCCCTCTACCAGAATGACCGTGCGCCCTTCGGGCAACCGCTGGCCAGGGAAGAAAAGCGGGCGTGGCTCATCCCACTGGCGCCAGTTCCACTTCGCTGCACCATCGCGGGCGCTCTGGCACCACGTATAGGGCAGCGTATCTTTGCCGCCATCGCTGGTGCGAAAGCGCACCACATACCCGTGCAGCTCATCACCCACCCGGTATGTCGCCGTGTGCTCAATGTCCTCAGCCTTGCGGTGAAAGTGCTTGAACGGGGGCGCCATCGCCGTTGGCGGGACCGGCACCACCGGGGCCCAGCCCTCGGGCTCAGGCTTTGGCTTGGCAGGCGGCGGCGCTGGCCGGGGTGGCCTGGGCGCTGCAGACGCATCTGCGCCCTTCACAATGCCCGCCACATCCTCCAGGCCCTCTTCGCGCGCCACCTCGGCAGCCGCCTTGCCCTGGCTCAGGCCATGAATGGCCGCATACAGGCTCAGCAGGTCGTTGCCCTTCTCATCGCTGGCAAAGTCGGCCCACTTGCCGCTCACCAGGTTGACAGAGCAGCTACTGCCCTTGCCGCCCGCCAGCGAGCCGCACACGTACTCGTGCCCGCGCCGCTCACCACCTGGCAGCCACCGGGGCACCAGGTTGTCGGCATCGCGCAAAAGCGCATCGGCCAGGGCCGTGAAATTGATCGGTGGCAGGTCAGTCTTGCCCATACGCCACCCCAAAAGAAACTTCAGAAACTACGGAAATTGCTGCACTAAAGCCGGTGTCTCCACCACCAGCGGCCAGATGCTTGAGGGTCATGCGTTGCCGATCAACCCCACACGCGCAGCACCTGCGCCAAATCCACAAAGCCATCGTCATCGCCCTGCATGGCTGCAGGCACGTACTCGGCCACCGGGCGGTTCCGGTACTCCACCTTGCGGTTACGCACGCGGTGCAGCTGCCCGGCGCGGCTCATGTTTTCCACTGTGCGGCGGGCTGCCTGCAAGCCCACGCAAGCCACAGCCGCCATCTCCCGCAGCGTGGGGCCACGGTCGGGCGTGGCAAGCTGCGTGCAGGCATTCAGCAGCGCCTGGCGCACTTCGCCTGCGGGCCTCATGCCACACCCCCTTGGCGGCCAACCCACTTGGCCATGGTGCTTTCGTGCTTGGCTTCCAGCGCCAGCATCAATTGCTGGCCACTGCCCACCAGCTCTGCCCACTGCTGCTGAATAGCCTTCAGCTCATTGGCGCTGATTTCGCCATCGGCATCAGCCGCAGCCACCGCGCCCACCACATCGGCCAGCTCACGCATCAGCCCAGCCACCGCGCCTGCGGTGATTGAATCGGGCTGCATGCCCTGCGGCAGGGGCAGCAACGTGGCGCCGCAATGCTCAGCCAGGCGCGTGGGGTAGTCCAGCGCATGGGGCGTGCCCAGCTGCGTGCACATGGCGGCAATCTCAGCCGCATCCATCGCGCCCAGCTTGTACTGGGGGGCCGCACGCAGCTCCTTTTCCAGAGTGCTCGGGCTCTTGCCCAGGCGCAGGGCCACGGCATCCAGCCCACCGGGGTAATGGCGCACAGCGCGCCGAACGGAATCTAAAACGTCCATCTGCTCCACCTCTTCAAAACGCTACAGACACGCGCCCGCCGTGCGCGAGACACTGCGGGCATGAACAGAAAAGCCACCCCACGCCACCACGCGAAGCAACGCGCACCTGCCCGTGCGCGCTGCACCATGAATGGGGGGAGTAACCCGGCGGCATGGCTGCGGGCGTGGGGTGGCACAAAGGGCGCCCGCCCTCTTCCGGGCTACGATGGGAGTTCCTACACAACCACCGCCGAAAGGGACG